AGACAATGTATAGGTTTCTGAGCAACGTTAGAACTCTCGTTCGAAACTTTACTACATACCTTGGATTGTCCAAGTAACATACCTACATTATAAAAGGGTATGTACTCTACGGTTTCTCCTTGTACTCTAAATAGCTCACTATTAACAGTACAATAACTATCATGGAGAAAGTTCTTCCCAGGTGACGGAAAAAGACCAGCCTGGGGAAGTGTATCTAACCAATGTTGATACACCTCATCTGTAGTACGGAATAAAATATCATCTCCGTTTACCAATACTTTAAGCTGTTTCCAACTTTCAGTATCTGGTTCTACAGCGTGCCAATATGTACATAAATTAATAACACATAGCACGAAGAAACTGAGAACTGATCCCATCAGTTGCCCATTCTTTTGGACAACCGGATCAATATTCTCACCGTAACCTGTTGGGTAATGTATCTCGTGTTCATATAACACACTGCGATATAAATCGCATTCTTTCTTTGATACACCCTGCAGTAATCTAAGTCTAAAAAGCAACCTCTCGAAAAATAATTTCGTCAACTCAATTTTAATGTTGTCGGTAGCTGCACTGAAATCTCCAGAAGCAAACTTACCGTGAGGACTCAATCGAACAAGTTCTTCGATATGAGATTTAGCCAATGGTTCGCCGATCAATCGAAATTGACGGTATTTTCTTAAATAACCATGGACATCCTTTTGTAAACCAGACGCCAAAGCATATCTTAAAGCATTTGACTTGGTAATATTTCTAACCTTTAGTGGTTCACAAACAGGACTTACCTTTGCTTTACAAGGTCCTTCGATATCACAATCATCAAGAAGGTTCTGATAGGTAGGCATAGAAAAACCTCGCCTTTCAGAAACACCAGTTTTCGGAGTATAATTCATCCGAAGTAATTCGTCATTACTAGTGTACCCGTTCTCAACTAAATTACATAAGAGAACAGACTTAGCACCGCCTTTGTTCAGGGAATTTTCCCAACAGGCGGAACTGGAGAACTCACGAATAGTTCCCCGGTGTGTGAATTCTAGATTTTCGATTACATTATCGAATTTCTCTTTCATTGATTGATAGAATTCACTTGTACACGGATCCGCTGCCTTATCCATGGCCTTGCGGTGTTTAATTAAAGATCCATAAATGAGATCATCCGGTACAACCTCAGCACAACGCTTCACCTGCGCTATGCTCCAAAAGAGGTGTTGGTTCTTTTTCGATAAACCCGAAATAATACGACTACGTAAAAAACGTCGTACAGAACCAGTAAAGAGGAGAGGTGGACCACTCTGCAAGTCCTTAGGACAAATTGCAGGTCGTTCTGGAAGCACCTTTTGTTTCAGACTCCTCGCATGCACCCATGTTGTATGATACTTAATCATATCAACATATTCTGTGTAATTTTCACATTTCATTAAAGAGTGCATGATAGAAAGAACACTATTCAGATCGTGTTTCGCAAGAAACTCTCGATCATAATCAACGAATAGTTCGATCAGGCCAATCGTTACTTGGATTAAAGAAACCAAGTAGTCTTTCTTTAACATGGGTGATTTAAGTTCAATCAACCCTGTTAGCCCATCCGCGTGAAACTGTATGCCTGGAAACGCACACTCTAAGACTAACTTAGAAGTGCGTTCCTCTGCTGCGTTATGAAAATGCAACAGTACAGTTCCAGTCTTCCGCATACCAGCGGGAGATAGGGCGCGTGACAAAAGATAAAGGGTCTTTAAAAGACCTAAG